CTCCGCCGCGCATCGCCTCTCCTCAAAAATCCGTTCCCTCTACGAATGCCTAATACAACTTGCGGCATAACGCCGCTTGGTTTTCGGAAAGTGCAGTATCTAAGACTCGGCCATTAGCCGCCGCTACTGATTGTCACCGCCCGCGCCCCCCTAATCTTCCGCCGATCGGAGATACATTATGGACAGGCTGGAATCGTGGAAAGCTATTCGCGAAATCATCCACCAGAATTACGACCTGATAAACCATCGCATCGTCGCCTACCTAACGTTGCAGGGATTTCTATTCACGGCTCTCGTGTTCGGCGGCAACGGCATTGCAACATCGAGCAACGTTAGGCAGCAACTGCTGATTTACATTGTCCTAATCCTTGTCGCGATTGCTGGCCTATTGTCTGGTTGGTTTATTTGCCCTGGCATCAAGGCGACGCGGCGGTTTATTCGGGCAACTGAGCTCTGGTGGGAAAAGTCGGCCGACACGGATTTCCGTACCGCTCATCCTTTCCCTTGGCCTGAGCCTGTAGACGGCGGCAACTATCCTGGCCTAGATAGAAGCGAAGTCAACAAACGAACGATGCTATCCATCGATTATTTGCCGTGCTGGGCATTGCCATTGTGGTGGGCGCTGATTCTCGGCGCGATCATCGGCTTTTCAGTATTAACGCAGACTTGGCAAAAGTCGCTGGCGATGCCCGCGGCCGCGGCTACTACCACTAAGGTTACCGTCGTGGATCAGCCAGGCGGAAAGATGCTCATTGAAATGACCTTTGATGGCGATGACACACGGCTGCCGGAGCTAGATAAGCGACTTGGGCCATTATTGAAGCGGCCCTAACAGTTGGCCGCCTTCGGAAAGAATTGCCAGCGCCGAGAACCAAAACAGCGAGCGTAAACCGTTGAAAGAGTTAGAGTTATACTCTATTAGATATTATTTAATTACTTACTCTTACTCTCTCACTTTCAACTCTCTTTTGCATCCGAGCCCGCCATAGACCCCATACGAACAAATCGAATTATTGCCCATAAATAATTGCGTTAATTCAGTCACTCGCCTTGCATACAATGGCCCGCACCGCTTGCCAGTCAACCTTGTCAGGATCGGCCGCCAAGAGCAACCGCAGCCACGCATTACGCTCGTCGGCCGTAGGTAGGGCGTCGGGGCCGCTGCGGCTGACAGCGCATCCTGAAACGTCCTGCGCTGTGTGGCGGCCGGTTGGCCAATAGCAGACACCTGGCCGGCCGGCCGCGGAATGTTCGACCTTGCCGAGCTCGATTAGGCCAGCCGTCAAAAGGTCATCGATGACTTGATCGAGTAAGGCCGCCCGCGCCGGCTGGAATCGCCTCTGTATGCGAGCGCGCTTGATTCCAGGTTGCTCGACTATTTGGGCTAGTACCCTCGCTCGATGCGAAATATAGGTAGCCGGACTAGCGTTCATTGTGATTGCTCCAAATCGGGTGAGTGAAAAACCGGCAGAGCGGCCGGGCGCGCTGTGGAGTGCAGCGCACCGCGGCCGCCTACCGTAAACCGCCCGCATTCCATTCCTGGCGGAAATGCGCTAACGGGCCAGAAACGCCGCTGACGGTTTTGGAGTGATTAGAACAGCGGCCGAATCACAATGCGGCCGAAAACCTTATGGACAGCGGGCCGAGTCGCGCCGCTGTTTCCTGTCACGTTGCTGGCGGCATATATCTCGTCATTCTGCGACAGGTAGGTTACGCGGCTGCCGGAGAATTGGCGACAGTGAATGCCATTCGATGCACTCGGATGAGTCTGGAGGAACACTGGTCCCTTGGCATCCGCGTCGCGGCCTTCGGCGCTCAACGTGTCAGCGCCGAGCGTCGGCAAGCCGCCGATGGCCGGCACAAACACGGCGAAAATCGAATCGACGTTTGTTCCAAACAAAAAGAATTGCGACGCTTGCCAGCTAACTTCAAACGGCGCGTTATTGACCGGGCAAGTGATTTTTATCGCCGTACCGCTGGCCAGCGTCGCTACGCCGCCGATGCTACCAGCACTCTGCACAAATTGGATAGACGGGTTAAATACGTTGCCGTAGTCGGCTTCAATAAAATCAAATTGCGCATACGGCGACAAGCTCGGCCGATCGATCAACCAATGCTGGCCAATCTTCTTTACCCAATAATCGCGCCATTGACCGACGATCGGATTTTGCTGCCACCCTAGTACAAACGGCGTCGGGTTGGCAATCGGTAAATCGGTTGCGTAGATTTGCCAAAGGCCCGCTTCGTTCAACGTGTAAACGGTGCCCGTCGTTGTGGGCATCGTCGCCGTAAGCAGATCTGCCGTGCCCGTGCAGGCCGCCAGGGGGTTATCTAGCCGGGCAATTCCGTTTAGATCGTCGTCCGTTAGTTGGACGACGTGCCGCCGCGGCATTAGGCGCGGCGTGTTAGTGTGGCGCTGTCGTTCGGATTGCTTGACGACTCGGCCCGCTCGGCTCGCGGACGCGGGCGTTAAAAGTGTTGCTTTCGTTGCCATTTTTAGAAGTCCACTGTCCCGCCTAGCTTGGCATCAATTTGCCGTTGCACTTGTAAGATTTGCTCTGTTAGCTTTGCCAGGCGGTCAATCGGCTTGGCGACAGGCCCGAACGATGCCGAAAACGCCGCGGCCGTGCCGCGCTCCAAAGCGCCGGGCCGCTGTGCGCCCGTGTCGGCCTCATCTTCCGGTTGTGTTTGCAGGAATTCACGGCGGGCCAAGAGCTCGGCCAGGTCTTTTTGCGCGCTGGTCAGTAGGCCAGCGGCAAACTCCTCTTGAATCTTGCCCAGATCGTCCCGCATGCGCTCAAAGGGCGTCTTGAGCTCGTCCACGCGAGCCGCGGCCGATTTTTCCAGGGCGGATTTGTTCGCTTCGGCGGCGGCCGCCTCTGCCTTTTCAAGCTCTTCGCGGGCCTTCTCGTGCGCGGCGGCCGTTTGCGTTGCCGTCAGTAGTCCCGCTTCCTGAACTTCGGCGATGCGCTCCAGTTTTTTGAAATACTCATCGAGCGGCGTTAGCGATTGCTCGATGATCCCCGCGGCCGCGCTTTCCAGATCGGCCAGCCGCTTTTGCGCCGCCTCCATTGCATCGAGCTCGGCGGCGACTTCGCGGAGCTTGGCGAGCTCGCTATCGCTTGCGCCGGCAAGTGCCGCCTCTTGCACCTGGCGTTGCCGGCCGGTCAGCCCGAACAAATCGCGCTCTTGCTCCAGCCGCTCTAGCAATTTGCTCTGCGGGCCTTCGGCATGTTCCAGAGCCGAGTTTATCTCGTTGACGGCGGCGGCCGTGTTTTTGGTTTCGGTAGTTAGCTCGGCCTGGCGCTCTTGGGCATCGTGAATGAAGCGGCCGACTTCGATCATGCCAGTGCCGAGCCCTGGCGCTATAGCATCGCCGGCCGCTTGAAGCGTTGTCAGGAATGTCTGCGCGCCGATCGTTGACGACAGCGCGTCGCCAATGTTGATTGACGCGAGCTCAAGGCTATTGAACGCCTCTAGGATTTCGCTAAGCGCCGGCGCAAGCGAGCTCGTCATCTTGTTGGTTAGCGCGCCCGTCGTCGCCTCAAGCCGCTTTAGCGCGTCATCGGCACGGCCGGCCGCCTGCGCGTCTTTTTCAGACAGCGTAAAGCCAAGTCGCTCAGCCTCTTGCTGTAGCCGGCGAATCTCGGCGCTACCCGCCTCAAGCGTAGTGACGATACCGCCTACCGACTTGCCGAATATCTCGACACGAGCCGCGGCGACTTCCGCGGGTGTCGGCAATTTGCTAATGGCGTCGTTGATGGCGAGCAAGGCGTCAACCGGGTCAAGCGCCCGTAGCTTGGCAACGTCCAGGCCGAGCCGTTGAAACGTCTTGGCCGCCTGGCCGCCTTGCGCCGCCTTGCCAAGATTGATCGTCATTTTTTCGATCGACTTCGACAGCGATTCCACTTCGCCATCGGTAATCTTGACGGCGAATTGCAGCGCCGTGAGCCGGTCAATTGTTGTGCCGAGCCGATCGGCCAGCGCGGCTTGCGTGTCGATATGGTCGATGGTTTCCATAACCATCGATCGAATGCCGGCCGTCACGCTAAGCGCCGTGTCAATGAACGTCTTAGCGGCCGCGATGCCAGCGGTAACGCTACTGGCGAATGCCGTGACGCCTGACGTGTTGGCCAGGCCGGCAATATCTCTCTTGACGTTTTTTGTGCCGGCCGAGAAGGCCGCCGTGTTCATCCCAAGATTTACGTTTAGATTTGCAATCGTCGCCATGCAGAGCCCAAGCAAAATTGCGGCCAGAGAGTGCCGCCGAGAAAATGAGCGGCCGGCCCGATTGCCTGGCCGCTCTTGAAAGACTGTGCGCCGTTGATTAGGCGAGCTTGACGCGAGCGAACGCTTCTTCAAGCGCCGGCAAACCGTCGCTTTCCATCCGGCCAATGAAGCCTACCCGGCTCGTGTCCGCGTAACGCTCTGTCAACCGCTGTAAGCTCATCGCGAGCGAATCGCAAACGTGATAAAAGCTGAAGTCACCAATCAGGCCCACATAGAGTCCGGTCGTAAACGTATTCGGTACGTACTCGCTACGAATGACCGGAATGCCCAGCAACGTATCGGGTTGGCCAGGCACAAGGCTTGGTTGCCAAAGGTAAGTGCCCGTGCCAGCGCCGGCGCTGTCATCGCGCAGCTTGCGGATTTGTTTGACGGCATCGCGGTGGAACAGCCAGCGGCAAGTGGGCGAGCTCAGGTATTGGTCTTTGACCGAATACATAGCGTTGATAAGCCCATCCATCGTGATAGCCGTAGCCGTGTTGCCGGTTGACATATCGCGGCCAGTCGAGACGCCCTGCGTGCTGGCGGTAAACAGGCCGAGCGGCTTTCGGACCCCATCGCCGGTCAAAAACGCCTTCTCTTGTGTCACGCCAAACTTGTAGGCCAGGCGGTCAAAGACAAGGCTTTCAGCGCTGGAAACCTTTTGCAACAGCTTTGAACTCGATATGACGCGCTTGGCGATTGCATTGGGCTTTAGTTCCCGCTTGCCAAACGCCATCGTATTATCTTCCGAGCCCGTGCTGACTTCTTCTGTCCAATCTGCGTCGGCCGGGTCAGCGTCAACGAACGGCACGCCCAGTGATGCGGCCGACGCTACTTCATGCTTAGTAGCCAAGGCGCGAATCGCCAGCGTATTCATTGACGCGAAAACTTGCGTCACGTCCTGTTCGGGCAGCATATAGCCTCCCGAAACGTCAGCGTCGGCACTAAGGGCGCGGTACTCGGCGGTGTCTTTGCTCGGAATGCCGCCGCGCAAATAGGCCGAAAACGCCGCCCGATACTCGCGCGTAGCGAGCCGCGGATTGATTGGATCTTCGCACTTCGGCAATTCCGAAAGCGCTTTATCGAACGCGGCCTTCTGCTCCAGCCGCTCAATGGCGTCGCCCTGACGGTCAACCTGCTCCCAGATTCGCGACTCAACGGCCGGATCATTGGCACGGCGGGCTTCGTTAACAAGATTTACACGCTGCTCGCGCATTTCAACGGTCATTTACTCAAACACTCCAAAGACACAATGCGGGCGCGCCATTGACCGCGGGCGGCTTACGCAAGAAGGACACGCGCAACGTTGCGGCGTGACGCTCGCCAGGTCGGCGAGCCGGTCGAAAGTTTAGACAACGAGCGCTCGGCGATTAGCTGCGCTCGGCGAGCTCTAGCCGCATTCGCAAAATGTTGCTCGGCTTGCTGACGTATTCCTGATATGACCTTACCGCTACAGAAGTGTCGGGATAGGCCGGCGATGCAACCGGCGACACGTCAATGAGCGTGACCGAAAGCAACTCGCGAATAGCACCGCGCTCATCCTGCGTCCATTTGTCGCCGCCAACTTTCACGCGAAAGGAAAATGACGAGCCGCGAACGTCGCCGCGCTGAATCAACGTGAGCAGGTCACGTCCGATCGATGTTGCGGCCATGTCGAGCTCAAAGCGGAGCCCGTACGAATCCTCGATCAATCGCAACGTGCCGTTGCCAGTGCGGCCGAGCAGGTCGCGATGCTCAAACCGGGCGATAACGTCGTCACGCTTTAGCGACTCGGCGAAAGCGCCGCGCCGGATGAGCTCGCGAAACTTGCGCCCTTCCGACAGCGGCAACTCATTGGAAAGCGAATCGAAAACGGCGGCGTAGCCGACGATGAGCGGCGGCTTGCCGTGCCGCGGTTGTGTGTTTAGGCCGAGACTCGATCGGCGCTCTTCAGGAAAGTGCATAGCGCGTTAGTTGGTGAAAGAAGAAACGCGCCGGCGCGGCAACCACAATTCGCGCCGGCGCTGGCCGCTGGTGAGGCGGCCGAGCATCCGCTTGTGTTGATCTGCTCGGCGATTACGAGCGTGGTTGGCGGCGCTTGAGCTTGGCGACGATTTTCTCAACAGCTTGCAGCGGCACTTGGCGGCGGCCCGATGTCAGCGGGCAGAGTTTTCGCAACGCCTCATCCCGGTATATCAGGTTTGAAATCAACGTCGGGCTCGCGTTCAATTGTGTGGCCAGGTCGCCAACAGACAGGTAAGGCATAGCATTCCTCAAGCGATGCGACGATTGCGACAATCATCGCGCGCCGTGCAAATAAGAAGCGGCTCATTGCGAGCCGTGAAACAATCAAGCGAGCTATTCAGCCTGGCGACGCTTAAGCCGCTTGGCGGCTCAACAGGCTGGCCGAAACGAGCCGGAAAGGCTCGGCGGCTAGAGGCGGCGCGTTGCGCTCGCCCTCTATATGGATATAGGGGAAAAACAGAACGAAAAACCGCAAATTACCGATCGGATACCGGCCGAAACGCAACGGCCATATCTGGCGGCGGCAATGGCCGAGCGTCGGGCGCTGGCGCACGTTGCCTACACAAAGATATGAGGGAAATGCGGCGGGAAAAGTGACAAGCGAGCCCCTATAAGGCTATGACGGAAACTCGGCGGCGAAAGCCGCAGCCCCTATAAGGATATGGCGGAAAATCACACGAAAACCGGCAAGTCGTGCGGCAAGCCGTACCGTTCAATTCTGAAGTGTTGCGCTCGGCGCGTCCCTACAAAGATATGACGGCAAAAGCGCCGCCAAGTGGCAAGCCGGCCAGCCAGCGGCTAATCATCTTGGCCGCGCCCCCGCTTCATTGCCCGCCAGGCTCGCTTGGCAAAGTCGCGGCCGAGCCGCACGAGCCGATGCGCTCGGCTATCGAGAATGCGGGCCTGGCCGCCAGGCTCTTTCGCCAAGATGAAGGGCAGGCAAATCGCCTTGACCTTTAGCGGCATGCCGTCCGCGCGAAACGCAATGCGCACGAGCTCATCCGGCCGCAAGCTGTGCGCCGTGTCGCTCCAAAGATGCGACGGGAATTCGACAATCTCGGCCGCGATGGCGACGTAATCGCCGCGTTGCAGATCTTCGGCCGCTACCGTTCGCGCCGCCGAGCTCGCGGCGGCGCTGTCGTTAACCGACTTCATGTCGATTGCCTTTCCTTAGTTGAGCGTCAGCATTTCTAAAGCTCGCAGCGCCGAGCGTGCCGAGTCGATACCGCCCGCTCGGCCGATAAAACGCTTGGCCGCCATCAGCAACGCCAGCGCGTCGCCGGCCTGGCTCGTGCGAGCTCGGCGCTTGCGGCCGATCGCCGCGGCGACGTGACCGGGAGATATGGTCACGCCGCGTGACGACAGCGCCGCGACGATTTCGCCAGTCTTGGCGCGGGGATGCTCGGCTTTGTACTGGCGCACGGCGGCCGACTTGGTTTGCGGCCGGCCGTTCGCCGCCGAGTGCTTTTTCTTTTTTCGCATGGCTGGTTTTCCTCTATTGAGTGTTGAGCGTGCTGTTATCGGCAATGCCGTTTAGCGATACCCAAACGGCCCAACTAGTACGTCATCCTGCAAGTTTTGACCTGTAGAGTTCCGGGAATATACGGCGAGCATCGGTGTTGTTGAAGGTCCAGTTGATCGTGGCACGTCGTCGGTTGCGGTCCCGTGACCAAGCGGCGGCG